CAATACAACCCCGGCTTTAGCCATCTCACGGGCGATAATATTAGCGGATGCAAGACCGAAATCTCCAACTAGTTTTATTTCGGCTTGTAGTTCAGTAGCACTTATCCCGAGGTTATCCATGACGAGCGTGGACTTTCGCCCAATACCGTCAATAATGGAATTGACTAAGTAATCCACCGACTCGCCCGTCTGTATTGCTCGATTCGTGGCGAACTCGAAAAATGTCGCTAGTTGGTTTAATGGGACCTTGAAGTTTTTAGCTCTTACCGCCTGTTTCATCAGCTCTAGCTCCGAAACGGTTCCCCTGGTGGCGGCTTTGAGATCATCGAGTAAATTAGGGTCATTAAGGTTCCTAAATGCCGTCCGCACCCCTTGCGCCTCGGCTGAAAGTTTAACTACCTCTTTACCGAAATTAACTATGGAGCCAACAGCAAAAGCCCCGGTGATCATTCCTCCGAGCGAAGCCATTTGTTTTTGAAAGCCTTTCATGGCTTTCTGCGAGCCACTAAGTCCCTTTTTGAACTTAGTGTTATTCATCTGGAGTACGGCCGTGAGATTCGCTACTGTTGTCGCCATTTCCGTCTTTCTTTAATTAAGTCAATCTCATCGCTCCGATCAATTATCTCCTGCTCCCAAGGGAACGACATTAAATCACGGGGCTGATACGTCTTTTTATCATACGGGTTAGAATTGCGTATTACCGTTCCGATCCATCTCGTCTGCATCCACCCGGTTTTCTCCCTATCGTTATAACCCCTTATAGCATTATAAAGCTCCCGTTGCGTCATGTTCCAAAACGACTCGGGGCTCAACCCGACCCCACCCAAAGCGATGGCCTGTATCTCATCGAAACTTATTTTTTTTTACCGTCGCCCGCCTCGGCATCCTCCGGGATGCTCTGTTTCGTGTAGGCCGTCATAACACGGGTCATCAGGTCCGGGTCGTCGTCGATCATATCGCCTATTGTCTCGACCGATTCAATCAGGCACTCAACCCCTTCTCGGCGGCATCCCTCGATAAATCCAGAGTAGATAAAAGCGAGCATCTCTGACATCTTTAAGCTAGACAAATCAGCTATACTCTCCATTACTGCCGTCATGCTCTTACCCGTCATATCACCGAACCGGGCAAAAGCGTTCATCCCGAAATAAATCGGGAAATCGCCTTTACTGGTTTTTATCATGCTGTGGCGAGGTTACCTGATAACTGCAATGAATAAGATCCCGTAGCGAGCTGATCCGAGTTTGCTCCGGATAGATCGAGGCCGGTTATTACAGCGGACCCGTCGAGTTTCTTAACGGAGTTAACATACCATTCAAACTCGAGCGTATTGCCGGCGTTCATGTGAATAAAAAGCTGATCGAATTGAGTGCCACCCGAAGCGAGTAAGTACTCACCCGATGCAGTCCCGGTCACTTTCCCGGCTATAAACCCGGCGTTAAGTCCATCAGTTTGTGAAGTTGTCTCGAGTGCTTCGGCTGAAAGGTTTATCGATACGGATGTAGTTTCAGCGATCACCTCGTTTACGGTTCCGGAGCTATGCTGCTGAACCCGTAGGTTTAAATAATCTCCCCTTAAAGGCATAATTTTCTGTTTTTATGGTTTATAACTTTTATTCAAATTTCAACAGGTAGTCTTGACTGATAACGTACTTATCCAGGTTCTCAAGGTAATCGTCCGACTCGTTCAGGAATAACCCGACCATGAGCGTTTCTGTATCGTATGTGCCGCTGGCGTTCTCTATCCCGGCGTGAAGCGCATCAGCCAGGGTCACGCAAGCGGCGATCGTGTTAGCGTAGATATTCACCGATACAATACTCTCGTAAACAGCCGGGCCGTCCTGTGTGCGGACTAGCTCGGTACGGGTCGAGAAAACAGCATACGTATCGGTTATCTCCTGCGGTGCGGCTAATGGGTAAACATCGGCCTCGACATCGTTCATTAAATCATATATCGCTTTTCTCCTGCTCATCTCACGTGCTTACGTACTGTTCGTTCTATAATAGTGCGGATTGATTTCGCCATGTGACTTTCCGCTTCTTTTAGGGTGTTTAAAATTACCCCCTTGAAATTCGTTTTCTTCCTGATCGGGCCGACGCTCTTAGCGAAGCTGCCCCCGATTTTTAACGCTTGCCCCTTCGGATATCTGCGTCCCGGTTTAGCGTTCTCAAGAATATTAGCAACGTAACCGGAATGTGTTGCTTTGTCCTTACCTCGACTCATTCGTGGCCCTGCAAAAACGGTCGCCACCCGTCGGCTTCTTCCCGCCACCTTACCCATCGACTTTCTCAGGTTTCCCGTTCGGACCGGGGAGGCTTGTCTTAGTTTCTTAACGAAAGTTTTTTGAGCCGTGTCGTTCAGTATCCTTTTCAGGAATTTCTGCTGAGTTTTATAATCCAGGTCTTTTAAAGCAGCAAGCAATTCTTTATCACCAATAAGTTTTATATCACTCATCGTCGTAAGCTGAAGCGATCAGAATCGTCCTGAGTCGCCCCTCCTTCCGTATCGAACGGATAAGGAAATATTGCGAGTCGTAACTGATCCTCATCTTAGTGGTGACAGCCGGAGCATCGTGCGAGTGTATCTTGAAACTTTTCGAATCTTCAAATACAGGCATCTCGCTTTCTTCCGTAACGCTTGAGGTCGTGTCGGTGATCTCGGCCCAAACCGTTTTATAAGTGGACCATGCGCCTGTATCTGCCTCGCCGTAATCGCCCCGTGCATCGGCTTGTTGCTGTATAACTATGGAATCATTATATGCCATAGCTCCGGTTATCTGCTATAACCTTGTCAAAGAACGAAAGCCTTTCCGTTACGGGGTCGTTTGGATTCTCGTAAATCCGGTAAACCCACGCTAGGATGGCTTGTTTAACATCGTAATCGATAAGCGTGTAGCCCGCCGTGAAAGTGATAATCATCGCATCGTCCCGGACATAAGTGGACGGCGTATCGGTTATAGTAATAACGCACGGCCTGGGGTCGTAAGCCGAGCTGCCACTGTCCACGTTCGAAAAATAATCACCCGAAGATAAAGTGGTCAGCGTGTTATCGCTATCGTAATACTGAATTATAGTTATCCCCGTGATAGGATATTTCCATAATTGTATCTCACTATAAGGCTTCGTTAGGAACGCTTTCCATTTCTGAGCGGATAAACACACGTTAGCACGTTTCTCAAAGGCGTTGACCCCTCCCCAAATCAGATCCGTTATAAGATCATCATGTGACGAATGTGTTACCCTTAAATGTGCTTTCGCATCGCTTAATGTAATCGGTAGCGTGGTAGCTCGTGTGTACAGCTGATATGTATCAATCCTCTTTCTCACGTTTTACGGGTCTTGTCCTTGGTTTTTTAGCCACGGTGCTTTTCACTTTGACGGGCCTCTCTTTGGGCTTCTCGATGATCTCGATGAACCCCGGCGACTCTTTCAGAATCTTCTCGGCTAGTTCCTTGTCAATGTACGAGGACACCCCGCCGGAGCGAGGTATCCCGTACTTGTGCCTTGGGCTTTTCAGCCACTTGACCAGAACTTTCATTATGCTACAACTAAGTCATCGATACGGCTGAATGACTGACCGTGTTTAACGGCGAGGTCATAATAGCCAGCGACTACAACTCGGATAGTAGCGTAAGTGTCGAGTGAATAAGGATTCACCAGGAGATCCAAACCGCCTCCCCACTGACCTACAATCAGGTCGGCGAAGTTTCCAAAGATAACGGTGTCATCGGTGAATACGTTCGTAACGTAAGAATCATAACCGTTAACCATTCCTTTCGGAGCGATCGGGGCGAAACTTTCCCAGATATACCCGCCCTGATAGTCGGATTTGGTGGTTACTTTCATCTTAGCAGCGGCGGTGGACTTCATAACATAAGCCATCCCGGATTTAAGAGCGTTATCAACGGCGACGTGCTTCTCCATGTTCACGATATTCGCCCATGAACAAACGGTAGGATTAGAAGAGCCGTGAGTAGCATCTCCAACGCCGGTAGCGTTCAGGATACCGGTAGGCTGGTTACTTGCCCCGTCACCTTCATAAACCGCTGTTTCAAGAGCGTTAGCGATAGAGTAATACAGATTCTCCCTGATAAACCCCTCGATATCATTAGTACTCTGCTTCAATAACTGCTGAGTATATTCGGTGTAGGTAGTCAAGCGATTCGGGCTCATGGTAACAGCCTCGAAAGTGGGATCGGATTGGGTTGCAATTCCACCCTCGGACCTCCATGTAGCAACGCTATTCGATGCGGCCCGTGGGATACTTATATCTCCCTCGAGTCCGGTCCATAATTGCGCTCCGGCCTGGAGTGATACCATGGAGTTTTTCAGCGTGTCGATAAATCCGGGTAGCTCCGTTGCGACGGTATATCCACCGGCTGCATCAACGGTAGCTTTCAGGTCAGCACGTGAGTGGATAAGAGAGGGAACGCCGAGTCCTGAGATCGGTGCGCCTGACTTCTTATTTTCCTCGATAGCCTCCTGGTGCATCTCCAACTCGATACCGTCCAATTTGCCATGGCCCTGCTGCGCCTGGAATTGCTTGTAAATCGCTTTTCCGATACGGTACTTCCCGAGGTCTTTTTTGTCATGGTCGGAAATATCCGAACTGACTGCACCGGGAATATTCTCGGGCTTGTTCATTTTTTCAACTACATCGGCCATTTTATTAACGGCTTCAGCAATTTCTGTTGCGTCAACTTTCACGTTGACATCGACCTTACTTGTTTCAGGAAGGTCATTCTTTTTTTCTTCCATTTGGTTTTTGTTTATGACCTGTTCTTTAAGGTCGGTTTGTATCTCATCTGTTCGTGTGCTATTCCAGGGTGTGAAGTCTCGTGATTTAAGTGCTTCGGGATTGCTTGGGATGTTTACTACTGATATTTCGAGTAGTTCCTGACCGGCGAAGTAATACGCATCCGGATCTTGCCCGTCGTCGTCTCGTCCCATCTCGCCCGCTCCTTTCTCAACGAATCCGACCGACACGGCATTAAGCGAGCCGAATTGAATCTTACGATATACCTTATCGGCTTTCTCGTTCAGATCAGCGGGTTCAAACGCTATCTCCCCCATCAGGTTATCACCTTCGACCCATGCTCTTGCTTTTCCGATCACATCGTCCGGGTCGGGTTTAGCGAGTAAGCCGTCTCCATACACATCGTGCATATATCCGGCTATGCCGTTCCGGTTGAAATTCTCCAGCATCCATCCCTCCTGGTTTAATACCGTCCGGTGTCGGTCTTTGGCCGAGGTGGAAAAAACAAACTGAACGGTCCGGTCATCCGTCTCGCTCTTTCGTATCTCTCCAAATTGCCTTATCATCTTTTGCATATCGTTTATATGTTTTGATTTTCTTCTTTGTCGCTTGACGTGGCGGGATTCTCCAACACGTCGCCACCCTCGATCGGGTTCATATTCTCTTTCGACCGGATTTCGTTCGTGGTCATAATCTTATTTTGTTTCATCGTGGCGTAGTACTGACTCCTCGATGTTGTATCGCCACGTAATATCCCGTCAAGGTTGAATCGAATCGACTTCTTACCCAGATCATCACCGAGTAGTTTTAATTCGAGTTCATGCTCGTACCGCTTGACCATCGGGCGCAAACCGTACTTCACGAATTGAATATCGGAGTGTTCGATATTGGAGAAGGTCGCACGGGATAGGTCCGCAAGTAGGTGAGGAGGGACACGGAATATCCTCGCCACGTCCTGAAGCTGAAATTCACG